CCACTCGGCCATTTTGGATTCGTATCAAACGGATAAGGCATAGCTACGATGTCGCCATTTGCATAGCGAGTGCTCTTGACAAGTGGCTTGATGAACCCAGCAACCTTGTTGTAAGCATGAGTAGGCATGCCTCCGTTTTGAGAAATAGCCAAAGCGATCAGAACCTCAGTGATAGATGATACCGTGTCAAGATTTTCCTTATTCTCTACGGCCGCTTGCTCTACCTTAGTTGCCATTTCCTTATTTTGCTTGAGTTGCGCCTCTACCTGGTTAAATTTCTCATTTTCAGCACGATTTGGGAAATTCTCTTGATAAAGAGCCTCAAGAGCTAACTCAAAAAGTTCGCTATTTGATAGGCTGATTTTGTCAGCTGGTAGCAAGATAGGTACGATAGCACCATTTGAGTTGACAAGTGTGACCTTGGTAGCTGATGCTGTTCCGCTTGCATCAAATTCTTGGGACTTTGTCCCGTACTCTAATTTCATATTTCCTCCTTAAATTTTGAATGATATGTTGTCAAAGTTGAGCCATGTAGCGTCAACGTTCCTCTTGACAGCTACGTCACCGCTCGGATAGATTCCGATAACCGCAGAACCATAATCATTATTTAGTGCGGTCTTATATAATATTGTGGATGGTCTGAAATTTTCAGGCAAAGTAAAGATAATTGACTCACGGGTAGTCTTTCCGCCTTTACAAGTACCTTTTAAATAAACAATACCGTCAAATGTTTTTGAAAATTGAACATTTTCATAATCTCTATGATGAACCCATCCATTTTGTAAATTAGCATTTTGCCAGTTAGTTGAAGTGATCATCCTTGAAATATCATCTTTGGTAGCAAGATACTTCCAAGGTTTCCATGTTCCATTTAATTTCGCACGGATTGCCCCTATTTCACCTCCAAAATCATAGGCTACTTGTACTACCCAGTTGTCATTGTATTTAAAGACCTGCACATGTTTCCAACCATTGCCCCCCTGAGGAGAGTTTGATAGATTATAACCCATGTATTGACCTGAATCTGTGTAGTTGTTCCAATCAATTTCAGCGCTCAAGGAGTTTCCTCCATTTTTTGTCAGCTGATGTTGCTGAATGGGCTTGTTGTCTGCGTAGATGTTGCCCTTGACATCAAGAGCGCCCTGCTCACGAATTTTGTTGACCCCAACTCCTGACCTGTCATAAGACAAGACTACGCTCTCTGTGGCCACGTTGACCATGAAATCAGACCGTGTGAATTTGTCCTCTAACGTGCCTATGACAACCCATGACTGATTAGCTAGATAATTACCTGCAAGATTAGCCTGAGAATTGACTAGGTTTGAGATACTTGTCCAGGATCCAGTGGCTGATCCTGTGTCTACTTGAAAATTAGTAGTCCCAAGCCTTGCGACCTTGAAAGTCAGCGACATTGTGTTTTTCTGACTCCCTGAGACAGTCAAAGGCGCTACTCTGGCGTTTCTTGTGACTGTCAAGGTACTAGAGGTTGAGCCTGTTCTGGCTATGCTAAAGCTAAGAGCAGGAGCGAAATACTCAAGCACGGTTACAGATACCTCTCTAGTATCCGACCAACAGCCACGGCTATCAGAGACTCTTGCTCTGATTTTGATAGCTCCGTGATAATTCATAATGCCCAGACTGCCACCGTTTGAACTTGTGGATTGGTTTTTACCAACAATTTCAGCATAGTATCCAGTGATGGATGAGCCGTAGACTCCCTGAGCACCGCTGAAACCCACTTTGATATTAGAGATGACCTGAATGAACGTGTCAGATTTTGGGATGAGATTTTGTGCCGCACCATTTAGATCTGACAATGAAACCCCTGCAAAAGTAGGCTTGATATTAGCTGGCACGCTAGCCGTCAGCGTGGTTGACTGTGTGCCTGTTTTGGTACTTCCTGAATAGGTATCTACATAGATAGTACCTATTCCACTTGCAGAGTTTGGAATGTCGTTGGCAAAATCAAGAGGGATCGTCCAGCTGGTGGATGTGTCTACATTCGTTGCAATCGTCCCTGACTTACCTGCCCATGAATAGCGCACCGTATGCTTGAAGCTTGAACTTTGACGGTTAATATTGATAGTAACCGAACTACCAATAACTCCAGCGCTCACGCTTACAGAGCTAGAGCGTGGTATAGTCGTCAGGCTAAGGCTTGCTGATACTGTGATAGTTCCATGCAAGCCATTATTAGGATTGAACGTACAAGAAATAGGGAGCGTTTTAGTCCCGTCTGCATTGTGGCTAATTGTGCTTGAGCCACTAGCAAGAGTGTACTCCTCGCCTGATGTCTCCCACGTCGGATAGCTGTAATGCACGTTACTACCGTCTAAATTGAGAGACAACGTACTGTCTCCTTGATGGTTATAAGTGTAATAGGCGCCTGTCCTACTAACTGTCATCCGCCAGTTAACGGTTGAGGTGTTAGCTGTGATACTCTGAGAGCCCTGATCTACATAGACATTGAGATACAAGCTCCCACTTGAATTACTAAACTTTGCCATTTTTTCCTCCTTTTAACCTACATACCTGATGACATTCATGTCAGGGTTGATATGATACTGTTCCTCTCTAAAACGTCCAATTTGGATAGTTTTAGAGAAAATCCCGTTTTCAATGTGGATTACTCCTTGACTGATGTACATAACCTCTACACCAGCGCTAAACATAGAAATACGGCCATTAGGGTTGAACATCATGCTAGAGCTACCGTCATTCTTACCAATGACAAGACCCTCATTAGATGAGCTCATATAGCTATCGATGAAATTCCAGCGGTCAGATAATTCTCCAAGATCCTTAGCAATGTTAGAAACACGCTGACTAGCTGAAATCAAATCTTTCTCAGCTTGCGCCCTCGCTGTCTCGTTGGCCTTAACAAAGTCCTTGTAAGCCTTTATCCAGTTGTCAAGCGTATCAGCGCTAGCCTTGGCCTCAAGTTCAGCCTGGATAATTCCAGCTTTCTCGTTGAGAGCGTTGAGCTGTTCTTGAGTTAACCCTTGGTCGGCTTTAGAGTCTATATCCCTCTGAACATCTTCGGGAGCTTCTGAAAAGTCTGTAGAGACTGTTCCTACCTCTACTTTTGGAAAGGCAATCCAAACAGTAGCAGCAGTAAAAACATGTAAAATCAGCTCATTACTTGCATTGGAATTTTCTTTTTTCGTCAACTCGATGTCATAAAATTTCCAATCCGTAGTGAGCGAGACACCTTGCATAATATTTCTATACCCTGCTCTAGCTTGAAAATTCGTATTATTGACAGTAGATTTTGCCCAAAAACTGAAACGAACAGATTTATTTTTCATCTCGTCAGCGGTGCCCAAACGTGTATCCCCACCGGTTCTAAACGTAACTTTTTGATTAGTCGCCTTACCGTTATAAGTAGATACAATTTTCAAAGTATTAGCTCCTCTGAATTTGCTATTAGTATCTATGCTTAAGGTAAGCTGTCCTTGTGTTTGCTCCTGACTATCATCTAAAAAGTAAGTTGAGTATCGCTCTCTTAGACTACGTTTGAATAGTGAATTAAGAAAGAGATTTCTTCCACCGACCTCAACTTTAGCCCAACGATCAGCCCATTTGTACTTCGTTTTATCTGCGCTATCAGGTTTCTCATAATCTGAATAATGACCAAAATAACGCTGCCCGTTATCTGTCATTGTTAAACCAGAACCATCCGCATTGTCAGAATAAGCAAAGTGAACATACGGTGTTCTTCCATCTGCTCCAGCTTTACCTGGTAATCCATCAGCACCATCCTGACCACGCCATTCTGTCCATAAATATTTCGTGGGATTGTTGCTATTGGTTTCAGTAAAATCTTGATAAACGCCTATAAACACCTTGCCCTGTCCTGAAAAGCTAAATCCCCCACCGGTTGCATTGTCAGCGTAAGCAATATGGGTATACTGAGTGCGGCCATCTGAACCTCTTTCACCAGGCAAGCCACGGTCACCTTTCACTCCAGGTAAACCACGTTCTCCCTGTATGCCTTGCTCACCTCTTGCACCAGCATCTCCTTTATCTCCCTTTTCTCCTTTTTGACCATCAAGAACATTTGCAAAAGAAATCTCGTCAACAGCAACTTGATTGTTCTCAATGTAAGCAGCGACAGTTAGCGTAGATGTACCTCTTACGCTTGAGCCTCTAACCAAGTAAGTCATCCCTGTTGTTACTTCTCCATCGAGCGCCCAACGCCAAGTAACACCAGTTACAATAGGTTTCCCTCCCTTGTATAAGGTTGGGGTTACTAGACTCTGGCCGATCTGATTTTTAAAGATAACACCATTGTCCGTTGATAATTTAATAGTATATGGCTTAGCAGCCTCAAATAATCTCTCAAAAGCCTCTTGTATTCCGTCTGATAACTGATTTTCAAAGGCTTTAAAGTTTGAAAATACTGTTTTGTTGCTTGCTGGATTTGAAAAGCTGATTTTCTGTTCAGTAACTCGTGCTTGAACTACCAGCAAAGGATTGAAACCAGCATCATGAATTTTGACTGTATCGCCGATTTCAACATCGACAAAGCCATCGACTTCATAAGTGATTGCTGGATAACAATGTTTTTTCAGTTCATTGTATGCCAAACGTCTTAATTCTTTAGGGTTGTCAGTATCGTAAGAAAAATCTTTTCTTGTGTACTGGTCTAGTTCACCTGTTGAATTTGTGAAAGTTGACGGATACAGTTGCATTGATATAGGTGCGACAAGATAAGCACCTATTTGATAAAATTCACAAATGCCATCCTTGTTGTACTTTTTCCAATCATCATTCAATCCTTGGATAGTTACTACTTCTTCTGTATCTTCTTTTCCTTCATTTTTGACCGTTCTTTTACCGGTTGGACGAATTAAGTTAAAGATACCTGTCTTGTCTATTTTTCTAGTGATAGATGTGATGTTGTTACCGTATTTTAAATGTATATCATTTCTAATACGGCCTACTCCTTGGTGGTCATCGTCATTTTCGTGATAAACATTGATGCAAAACTTCTTGATTGTGCTGTCCGCATTTAGCCGTGTATCGAATTCTATTTCGGCATCAAAGCGATTTGCAAGACTAAGTAAACGAGAAAGTTTAGTGTCTTGCCCTGACCATTCAAGTGTAAGTTTTTTATCTGACACCTCATTGATACCAATAGAAAGATGAGAATAGTTTAAAATACCAAACTCATTACAATATTCAACGAATGTCATTGATTTTGTGGCTTTATATGGATTGGCTAGTTCGTTAATTAGTTCGAGATTGAGATTTTCACAATAGCATTTGATGGTTTGTTCGTCCTCCTCAACTTGCATAACGTTAAAAAGAAAACTCTTGCCATGATATTTGAAAGATACCCATGCTCGTTCATTAAGGTACGAATAGGCTTTTTGTGTTGGAGTGTCTGACTTAATAGCCTTTTTGAAAACAGTAAATTCAAAAGTGGATGATCCTGTTTGCAAACTCCTAGTCCATGTATCACCATAGTAATTAAGTGTGTTTTGTTTACTATTATCTACAAAAGCGACCTTTTGCAAATTTGTATCATGAATAGTTAAAAGCATGATTAAATCCACCTTTCTTCAAATTCGATAGTTACTGTTGGTTTTTTCTTGATAAAGCTAGAAAAATACATCTCAAGTTTGGACTCTCCAGGCGGTATAGATAGCCATTGTGAGCCATCAACAACCTCTCCAGCTTTAGCGATGCCATCAATGTAGACCGTATCATCTTCACTGTTGATAACAACATTTGAACCGATTGGATAGCGGTTAGGTATATCTCTTGATACTTGCACAAAGTCCTTACGATACATCAACTCATCGAGATAGAGATGAGGGATGATTGGCTTTCCGTGAAAAGCACCTACTGTAACATGAATCTTAGCTGATTTTTTACTTTTTATTTCAGGAACGAAAAACTCATAATGTGATCCGTTGAAATAGACCTGAATCCTCTCATCATTTCTCGTAATTTCAAACTGCCCTCTTGTTTTCGCAAAAGGGTTTTTATTCGCGTCACTTGATGAGTCAAAATCAAAAGTTTTTAAGAAATTATAGTCATTATTGTTATTTGTTGCGAAAACATTGAAACCACAGTGTAGACCGTTATAACGTTTGTAAGTCTCGAGACCGTACAGAAACTGACCACTTGTGTCAGTCACAGTCACTTTAATAAAGCCACATTGAGCTATCGAGTCTAACTGATAGACCAATTTGCAAAAGATGTAATCGTTGAGTGAGCCTTTTTGACCTGTTGAGTCTGCAGGTATCTCCCATGACAGCCCTGTTGAGTAGCTGACATTATATGTTCCTCCAGATTGTTCTATCAATTTGACACGTTTCTTGCCATCTACTGTGACTAGTTCAGATGTCCCAGTTATGTTCTCCCATCTACTATTGGTTACTGAGCTATTTTTCACTGCTCTAGAAAACCCGTCAGCAATTTTGTCGCCTCTAAAATCAAGCAAGACCTCAGACCGTTTGACTGTTTCAGTATCAGCCTCCTCACGGTTTCCCATCTCAAAAGCCGTATTATTATTGACAAGGCCAATATATCCATTTTCAGCATTATGCT